ATCTTTTTCCCTCCTTATTAAGCTGTTAAGCTTTCAGCAAATTTTTGTAATGCATCAACATCATAAACTTTCTTGAATGTTATAGATTTAGCTCCTGGAATTATTCCAAGGTCAATAGTCCAAGTAATATCTCCATTTATAATATCTATCAAACTATTATCAGCTGCATAGAAATTAACTTTTGCAGATAATAATTGGTCTGCTGCAACAAGTGCATTTAATCTAATGTTCATAGATTTTTTCATTGTTTCAGCCATTTTTAAAGTGAACTTTCTATCTACATTGTTAAAATATGATATAACTAATTCATTTCCAATGTATTTGAACATTCTACGACCATAAATGTACTTGTCTTTTGGGTCTGTTGCTAAAGGATTCTTAGCTGTTTCAGATCCCCAACATCTCCAACCTTTAAAGTTTATAGCTGTAACAACTCCATTTTTATTTAAGAAATTGGCTTGTTGCTCCTTATCTAATCTAACTTCTTCATAATTTCCACTAGCATTTTTCCATACAAAAGCGTCCATTTTGTAAGAATAGTTAGAAGGTCCTTGACTTGGAATTCCATTATTCTCAGAATCTACTTTCATAGATAAGGCAGCATAATGAATAGATTGATGATAAATTTCTCCAGCAAGTTTTATTTTTCCATATAAAATAACTTGGTCATTACTTAAAATATTATTAGTTTCTTTCCATTCAACCAATTCATTATATTTCTTATCAACAGGAGCATTTACCAATGCTATAGCTTCAAACATTCCTCCATTTAATGTTTTAGCTTTAGTTTCCATGACAGCAGCAACATCACTTTCATGAGAGAAGTCAGGAGCATCTATAAAAGCTGGTAATTCACTATATTTCAAGAAAATTTCATTTGCTAATTCTAGCCCTGTTCTTTTCATTGTCGCACTATCAAATCCACCAATAGCCTCTGTTTTTGTAACTTTAGATAAGTCTACTTCTTCGTATTCTATATCTACATTATTTTCAGCTACAGTTGCATAAATTTCTAATCCTTCAGCTGTGTAAACAGTTCTTGCATCGGATATAACTTGCTTTCCTGTTGCATTTTTAACTACTACAGATTCTGGAATTACTTTGTGACTTGGTATTAGCACTTTTCCTTTTTCAAGTGCTTTATTAGTAAGTGTTTTCTTTTCTGATTTATGATTAGTTAAATCTAAAATATTAACTATATAAAGCGGTGCAACGGCATACAATTCAAAGAAAACTTTGATAGCTTGTGATATAGAGAAATCTAAATCATAAGTATCTCCAAAGTACTGGATAGCTTCTTGATATGTCCCTATTCTCACTACTTCATTTACTTTTCTGTTTTCTGCTTTAACTTTGTGAATTGGTGCTGTTCCAACTATAAAATGCCCATAATCTAAAACCACAGGTAATTGAAAGGCTGTAGCCCCTTCTTGCTGGTATGTACCATGTTTATAACTCATTTCTACCTCCTACTAATTCATCTACTATAGAATCAAAATATTGATAGTCCTTATTGATTTTTGGATAATCTTCTACAGGAATTAATAATCTCCCAAGTAGTGGATATTTTTCAATAAGTTTCTCAATTTCTTCTCCAAAATACACAGTCCCTCTTACAAAGAGAAACTCAGGTAAATCTAGCTTTTTACCTACGTAAATATATGTTTTCATGTTATCCCCTTCCAAGCAGTTTTGCTATTTTTCTCTCAACTACTTCTGATGTGTCAGGTACTCCAAATACTCTAAATCTACAAGCAGAGTAAAAATAAGGCTCTGCTTCTGCTGTAAAGTACTCTATTGAAAATGGGTATGATTGATCAACAGCAAATTTTCCATCTACTGTACTTTCGTTTAAAAACTCTTTTTTCAAATAGTCTCCAATAGATAAGTTGCTCAGATAATCTTTTTCATTTTCCATTTTAGTGCCTATCCACACTTCAAAATCGACAGGTACGTCATAGTTATCTATACCATTTCTAATCTGTTCAAACTTAGTAACCCTTAAAATAGCAAAAGGAAAGAGGTCTTTTTCACTCTTTCCTTCTTCTCTATCCTCATGATTTACTTCTGGTAGAAGCCCATGATATACAGTTATATTTCTATCCTTCAATTTCTCAACTAAGAAATCAAATATTAACTTTTCTACTTCAAGAATCATAACCCTATCACCCTATCTATTTCATGATCTAATCTCATTCTAAACTTTTCATCTGCATAACCTTGTAAATATTTTAGTATTGACAAATTCCCAAGCATTTGCGGTGCAGAAGGTCCTCTTAATCTATCTATTTTTTGCCTTTTTATTATCTTTCGTTTTCCTTTAATTTCTTTAAAGCCATCTACTCTTTTGAAAGCACCTAATTTCCCGCTATAATAGGCTATGAAAGCATTAGGAAGATTTTTTATTCCATCTCTTTTTATTGCTCCAGTAACCATTTTTCTTCCTGATTTAGCTCTAGTTTTAGGATTTAATAAAAAATGATCCATTCCAATAGGTCTACCACCACTAGTAATTTCTCCCTTTAAAGAACTTTTAGTAGATTTAAAAACATTTATGGTACTGCTCAATTTATTTTTTTTAACATAATAAATTTCCATTGTTTTCCTAATCTGTTCAGTCTTTGTCATTTCAAGTGAACGATTAATAGCTCTTGAAATACAAGCAGGTAATTCAGCTTCATATCTTCCAAGAACATTAATTATTTCATTTATTCCACTTACTTCAAGTTTTACTCCTATCATTTTTCATCATACCTCGTTAAGTCTATCTCTAGTAAACCCATGTCTTCCTTAGTTTCTTCTACTAAATATCTAACTCCATCTACTAAGATTTTTTCTCCAGAATGAGGCGGATATTTAAAGAAGGACTTCTCTATAAAGAGTGTCATTCCCTCAATAAATAGCCCGTCATTCTCTAAAGATTTAGTTCTATTTCTTTGCTTATTCTGAAATCTTTCTTCATCGACAACACAGATAGTTTCTTTTTTTCCTATAGTATGTGTATCTCCAAACTCTTCTAAATTTAGAAAAACACTTACTATATCACTAGCTACTTCTTCTTTAAAGCTCATATTTAAGCCTTTTTAGATTTTTTTGAATTTTTATTAGTTTCTTCAACTTCTGTGTTTTCTTCAGTAGTTTCTTCAACTTCTTCAAGATTTTCAGTTTCTTCAGTAACTTCTTCTGATTCTACAAGTTCAAGGGTTTTAACTCTTTCTATGACATCAGTTTCTAATATTTCTACTACTTCACCTGGATTATATACTATTCCACAGTAAATCAGTGATTGTTTAACTTTTAATTTCATGCTACCCCTCCTTATTTAACTTTTAAAACCTTTATTGCATCAATATCAAAAGGTACTGGTAATGGTCTTGATTCTGTTCTTACTTCAAGAGTATTAATTTTTGTATCTTCATCTTCAAAAGGAACTCTTTCTGCAACTATTATTCCTTTAGCTATATCTGCAGCAGGTCCATAGTGTAATGTATTGTTAGAAGGTGCGAATAATACTCTTCCTTCTGGAATCATTTTCACTGTATCATATGTTTTTCCATCTGCTTTTAACACTGAATGTTGAGTTTGATATGAATAAATTGGGATATTGTATGGAGCTAAAGTTCCAATATATATCGCTCCACTTGCTAATTCTTTAGGGTCTATCTGACCAAAGTTAGCATTTTTAATATCTAGTAATTTAGCTATTTTTTCATTTTGAGTAAATAGTCTTGCTGCAACTGGATCCATAACTATATGCTCAACTCTTTGTCCTGTAGTTTCGCCTATTAAAGTGATTACTGATTCTATATCTCCTGAAATATCTGCATTTGGTTGATTCCATAATACTGTAGGTGTAATTTCTTGAATTGTTCCATATTCTATTTTGTCTTCAATTCCTTCTCCCTTCACTACTATTGAACCTTTGAACATTAAGTCAATGCACATTAACTCTTCTCTTCTTGAGATTTGTTCTTCAAAGTCTGCGAAAGCTTCCCCAATTAGTTTTGCCTTTTTCTCCTCTGGAGATATTCCACCATAGATAGTTTCTCCTGCTGACTTAGCAAAGTAAATTTCTTGTGCAGAGAATGTTTTCTTTGGTGCTACCTTTGGAGCACTATAATATTTAGAAGCATAACTTCTTTTTACTACTTCTGTTCCTGGTATTAATTCAGATACAAAAGGAGCTACTAATTGTCTTCCTTTTCTATATTCAATTTCCCATTTTGGGTACTCATGTGTTTCATGCTTTGCAAAAAACATATCTCTGATAAATGTCTTTGGTTTTATAACTGACTGGTCATATACTCCTAAAAAATCTATTAATACTGACATTAATATCTACCTCCTAATTCTTTTACTATTATTCCTTTTTCTCTTGCTTTTTTAATAAAATCAGCTTTTACTATTGCTGCTTTTATTTGTAAACCTTCATAAATAACCTCCCCAAATACCACAACAGTTGTCTTAGTTTTAGCTGCTGTTCCATCTGCATTTTCTAAAACAATTCCAAATAAATCACTACCATCTGATAATTCTGCTTCTGAATTTATAGCTTGACCTCTTGTAAGTTTTTTTCCTTGTGGCACTTCTAATTCCATAACTTTATGACCTGTACCACTTAATAACTGGTCAACTCCGTACTCATTACCTTTTTCTATAAAGCTCATTTTGTACCTCCTGTTTTTTTATTCATATATTTTAAAATATTGACCACTGGTATTCCTATAACAGTTCTTGAACTTCCTTCATCTTTTGGTGCTACTGGTATAGGTGTTTCACGACTCTCTTCTTGTATATTTCTCAGAGCCTCTTTGTTCTTTTCTTTTTTGATATTTAAGATTTTTAATGCTAGATTAGCAGCATTAATAGGTTCATTATATTTTGCGTTATTGATAATCTCATCATAACCAGCTACATCTAAATCTTCTATTTCTTGGATTCTTTTTCTTTCTGAAATAATGCCTTGATTTAGAATTTCTTGGTATATTTCAGGATAAGAATTTTTTATTTTTTCAATAGTCATCTCATCTTCTATATATTTTGGAGGAACAGGTGGTCTTGAATTAGGGAAATTCTTAAATTTAGAAATATCAAAAGCTAAACTATTTACTATAAGTAAATTATTAATATTTTGAGGCTTTTCCATTTCTCCAACTATTTCATCAATAAAACCATATTCCTTAGCTTCTTCTGCATTAAACCATTTTTCCTCATCCATAAGAGCCGATAATTCTTCTTTTGTCTTATCTTTGGCTTTTGCTAAGTAAGTCTCTAAGATGCTATCTTTTACTTTGTCTAATAAGATTCCTGTCTTTTCTAACTCTTGTTTATTTCCATAAGCCCAAGTTAATGGATTATGTATCATAAATAAAGCATTTTTTGGCATTTTTACAATATCACAAGCACTTGTTATAATAGTAGCTGCACTTGCTGCAAGTCCATCTATATATGCAGTAACTTTTGCTTTGTGATTCTTCAGTGTATTGGCAATAGCCACTGCTGCAAATACACTTCCACCAGGCGAGTTAATATGTAGGTTTATATTTTCCACTTCTCCTAGATTTGCAATATCCTCTTTAAAAGTTTTATCACAAATATCATCCCACCATTCATCAGATCCAATAGTTCCATATAAAATCATATCAGCACTATTTTCTTCTTCATTCTTCATTATGTTCCAAAACTTCGTCTTCATCTTCGGCATTTTCAATAATCACTCCTTTTTCATCTAATAATTTGTATTCCTTTGCTAAAATTCTTATATTTTGCTCAAAATCACCGCCGTTAAGCTCGACAGTTTCTTTTGTTCTAGTAGAGAATCCTTGCTGAACTCTTAAAGTACTTGCTTTAACTTCTTTAAGTGGGTCAAGTTGTCCTTGACTAGGTCCATTCCATTGAGCTCCACACCAAGCTTTAGTCAGTAATGGATCCTCTCCGTAGTTCTTCATTTCTACTCTACCTAGCAAATATGCTTCTCTTAACCATTCTTCATAAACTACTTGTGTGAAATTACTAGAAAACCAATCTCTTCTCTTTTTAAACATCTTCCAAGCTTCTAATAAAGCAGCTCTACTCGCAGAATAACTCGCAGTAAAATGCTTAATTAGTAACTCATAAGGAACTTCTAAAGCAGCTCCTATCTGTCTTAAAATTGAAGTAACGAAAGGGTCAAACTGTGCATTAGGTCTACCTGGATTAGTTTCTTTTGCTTTTTCACCAGGATTTAATCCTACAACTATTCCAGGGCTTAATTCAATGTTTTCATCTGTGTTTGTATCAATCTTTTCAGTTTCATCTAAGACTTCATGGTCTGCTATATTAGCCCCTTGTGCATTGTCTGCGTCAGTATATCTATCCAGTTGCTTCAGTGCCTCAATGACTGGGGATAAAATAGGTATACCTCTGACTTGCTCAGGTCTTTCAGCCAGCATTATATGTAAGATATTCAATTGTTCCTGCTTCCCATAAACTGAAATAAAGTCAGTTTCTACATTTCCTGATACATCGAGAGGGTGTTTTCTTGCAACATAATATCCTGAGATTCTATTATTGCTGTCAATTTTTACTCCATCAACGATACTCTCATCATTTTGCAATATAGAAGGTGTCATAACTCTATCAGGCTCAATTATTTGTAGCTTTAAGCTATAAGGATTCTTTGGTGTTAGAAAATAGTTAAATTTTACAAAACATTCACCATTCAAGAGAATAGTTAAGAATACAAGGTCTTGAACTTGGTCAAAATTAAGAACTCCCATCTGTTCAATCTTATTGTCCGCCCACAGTTTGAATTCTTTTTCAATAGTAGTTTCAATAGTTTCAGCTTCTTCTTCACTAACTCCTACAGTTTCATAGTCTATAGATGATTTTAGCTTTAATCCGCTACCGATAACATTAGAATTGATAGTTTTCATCACCCCTTGAGCAACTGGAGCTCCCATATACAAGTCTCTTGACCTTTCAACTAGCTTTTTTCTATTCTTGTAGATGTCTTTTTTAACTCCTCCACCAGTTGAAATCCAACCTTTCATGGAACTTTTTGTAGTAGATGCCCCATGATTTGAGTATCCGGTATTCAGAATCTCAATTTTCTTTCTAGCAACTTCTCTTTCAAGAGCCTTTTTAGGATTAAAAAAAGCAATAGCTTTGTCTAATAAATTCATTTTTCACCTCCTTTTGCATAAAAAAAGAAGATTAAAACCTATAAATCTCTAGGTATTACTCTTCTTCCTAATTTTTTTCTTCCATTATTGTTCAATTTATCAAGTTCACCCTCCCAGAAGGCTCTTCCTTTTCTAATTTCAGATAAATCTTCTCTCACAAGCTCTCTTGTACCAATTTTATAACTTTTTCCAGTTAATACTGCTATTTCTGCCTTTCTATAGGCTTCAATCATTTGTGAGCACTCTTCTTTTGTATAATTCATCTATAAACTCACCCCTTTCGATAAAACTCTTCTTTTTGTTACTTTTGTAGTCTTTTTTGTAGCTTCCACTGTATATTTTTTACTTAAATTTGGATTTGCTATCTTTAATGCAGCATAAGCATAGTTTCTCAAGTCTAGGGGCTCATTTCTCTTAGTTCCTACTACTTTCCAGATAGTTTTTTTAACTCCTTTTTCCCAGACAGTAGTCTTAACTTCAGATGTTAATCCTTTGAAATATGCTTCATCATAACCCCTATCTACGTTATTTGGAAAGTGCATATACATAGAACCGGGTTCTTCAATTTTTAGTCTAGCAAGTATTGTCTCTTTCCCAGTATTAACTCCCAGAGTAAACAATGATATTTGCATTCTGTTAGTACGAGAAGGCTTAGATACAAAAGCTACTCCATCTCCACCTTTACCCTTAATACCGAATACTCTTCTAAACTCTCTAGGTTTTATGTATTGATATGCTTCTTGCGTATAATGCCCTCCTGTATCTATACAAGTACAAAGAATTCTTATTTTTTCCCCATTTGCATACTCAAACTCTGTTTCCAGGAATCTATCCAACTGTTCCCACACATCATTTTGACCAGGAGAACCAATAAATTGCTTGTAGTAAATACCCCAAGATTCTTCTCCTAACCCCCAGCCTACAACTTCAATTTCCAATCTGTCATCTTGAACATCGACTCCAGCGGTTAAAACTTGAACTTGGTCTGGAATTTCTGCTATATACTCTTCTTTTCTCTTAGAAACATCTAAGAAATCTATCTTTTCTACTTTCTCTTCCCATGTTTGGCCAAGACATGTGTTCGTAAAAACCTTCATCATTTGCATATTGCCTTTTGCTGCTTTGAATTTTTTTATAATTTCTGACCACGTTGAAAATGGACTGTATAATTCTGAAATATGAAAACCTCTTACACTCCAATCATCTACTTCTTCTTGTGGTTGCCATATTCCATGAATCATATTTCTTTTCCATTCATGCTCACTTGAAATTTCTAAACAGTCAGAGCATTTATGCCCAACAGGTTCAAAGATTATGTTTCTCCATTCCAATTTTTGAAATGAGCCACATTTTGGACATGGTATATAAAACTCTTCCTTTGTCGAGTTCTCATACTCTTTCTCAACTCTTGAATCTCCCTTGATAGTTGGTGTACTTGTTATAACGATTTTCTTATTCCAGAAAGTCTTAGTTCTTTCAATTGCTAAATTTAATGGATCTCCTTCTCCACCAACATCACTTTTAAATCTATCCACCTCGTCTGCAAGTAGAATTCTTAAAGGTCTACTCGATAACTCAGCAGCAGAATTACTTCCAACCAATGTGATATACCCGCCAACGAATTCTTTTTGTAGTTTGGTATCTCTTCCATCAACTTTGTTCAATATTTTGTTTTTTAGCTGTGGTGTACTCTGGATCATGTCATCTAGTCTTGTACTAGAAAAATCTTCCGCCAAATCTTTAGTTGGCAAAAGATACATGATAGGAGCAGGGTCATAATCAGCATAATACCCAAATACATTCAATAAAATTTCTGTCTTAGATAGCTGAGCTCCATACATCATAACTATTTTAGTTGTCTTTTTATCTGAAATAGCTTTCATAACTTCCCGTTGGAATGGCACTCTATCAGTTTTCCATCTTCCTGGTTCTGCAGATGTTTTAGAACTTAAAATTCTGTAAGTGTCTGCCCAGGTATCGATAGTTAACTTAGGTGGTGGTTTTAGAGTTTGGAATATGTTGGCAAATAGACTAATTGTTTTTCTTAGGCTTGGATTTTCTATTGGATCCTTTTCCTTTGCTTTTTTCATCTTCCACCTCTTCTTCATCTTCCAGAATTATGTTTTTATTTTTAAATAGTTCTGGACTATATTCACTTAATTCCAACAAAACATCCTCTATAGAACTCAAAACTATATCTTGAATATCGCCTAGATTATCACAACCCACAACTAAAGGTGCTATTTTGTTAGGTACTGCTAACAATTTGCCCTTTAAATTTGTGAGCATAACTGTCATAACTTTTCTGACTGTATCTGCAGAATGCAGTTCGTTTTTCAATTCTGATATTTTTATTGCTTTCAATTCTATATCTTTAGCTATTTTTTCTGTTTCTTTTTTGAGTTTGACCTCTTTTAAATCTACATCTACTGAACTAGATTCTCTTAAAAATGCTATAAAGCCTTTTATGCTTTCAGCCAATAAATATTTTCCTCTAGTTCCACTTTTCTTAACAATCTCATCCTTCGCAAGCATCCGAATATATCTGTCTGTAACTCCAAATAATTCTGCAAGTTCAGGACTACTGACTAAATTATCCTTTGTGTTCACTTTTAACCCCTTTCGGAACGGAAATGTTTAAATTTTCGACCAATATTCAGATGAAGTTCGGGATTCGCGAGACCCGCTTGACATTTTTATATTCTGAAAGAACCTATTTTGCCAATTGATGCCTGTTATAATTTTTCAGTATATTCTGATTTAGAATTATATAATTATTTAAAGCAGGTTTTGTTAAGTTTTCTTGTCCTATGCTTCTAGCTGTTCTTTTACTATATCCTGCTTTTATAGCAGCTTCACTAGTATTTAATTTCAATGCTACTTCACCTCATTTCTAACGTTAAATAATTTTTATTGTAAAATTATTTGTTAATTTTATTTAAAATTACTTATTATTTCTATAATAGAACATATATAATTTATTATTTATAATATTTTATAATT